AAACGTACATTTAACGCGCTAGATGTAGGCGAATAGTTAGCACCTGCTCGTGCCCAAAATGAAACAACAACCGTTTTATTTGCAAATGGAATTGAATTGGCAGTCTCGAAAGATTGCCCAATATACAAGTCATTTGTTGAAGTATTTGCTGCGGTGCGCTGAACGCGAACTGCATATTGAAAACCGTCTAAACCTGTTGAAGTAAATTGTTGCGCAGTTGCACCAGTTGTTCCTGATGATCTGCCAGCAAAAAATCTATCTACTGGATACAAAAACGAAGCGGCAGTCAATGTAACCGCAGCAGTTCCGCGTTGTGCTATTTCGCAAGCACCATTAATCGCTGCATTTTTTCCAATTGCTGAACCCTGCCAACGCAAGCCTGTTGAAGTGGAACTATCTGCTATTAGTGTTTCGCCGTTGTTGCCTACTGCTAAACGTGCCGGAGTGTCATTAGCCGTAGCTGCGATCAAATCACCTTTAGCATCAACGATTGAATTTTGTATGGCGTTAGCATCATCTGTTGTAACCCAAGTAAAATCCATATCTGTATTAGTATTTTTTGATAATACCTGCCCAGTAGTTCCACCTTTAAGATCGAGCAAAGAGGCATCGATCGAGTCACCAAGGGCTTCAATAGCCGTAGCTCCATCTTTAACTAGGTCGGTGCTTGTAGGCACCGGCCAACCAAAATTAGGGGTAGTAGTTGCCATTACGTTAGTCCTCCTATTGCATTTTCCCATTCAAGCGTAGCATTTACGCCGGTCCAAATCAGGTTAGACGGGCTTACTGTGTCCCATTGTGGCGCGACTAGAGAGAAATCTGTAGGGCTTAAGGTAAGAGTTAAATCAACATAAGCCGGCGTAGCTCTAATAGCAAAGCCCTCTACAAAGCCGTTAAAGGATCCGTTAAACATATTGATAGGTAAATCGTTAATAATCATAGGCTGCCCAAAAAATACGTCTATGAGCTTATTACGCTCGGCATCTGGCAAAGTAGTGTTATCTAGTCTAAAGGTGAGACTTTGTAGCTGCTCTCTAGGGATAGCGCGTAGGCCAAGCTCTCTAGTCATCACGGTATTAACATCGGCCAAATTGTGCAGGTTAGAGGTAACGTTACGCTGGTACCTGCCGTAATTGGCTACCGAGTCTGTATCTACAGCCGTAGCGCTATTATTGTAATTATTACCGTAATTGAAAACTAGGGAGTTACGGATCTTGCCTATTTGTAAAATCGTTTTGATACTCGAGGGAGTAGCGTAATTGGCTGAGATAGTCGTATAGCCGTTAGTTGATAGATAAGTCGTACGGTGATCGGCATCGGCATAGCAGACTCGACCGGCCTTGTCCTCGTACATCTGGCCTAGAGCGCTTTGTGCAATTTGAGCGCATAGGTTGTAGCTACTAAAAGGCTCGGCAGCTCTTGAAATCATCTCGTATAGTCCAGGCTGATCTATCTCGCCCAGCCCTACGTTTTCAGCATCGGCCCACGTTGTCGTAGGGTTGTAGTTATACCATTGTAAAGCTGGGGCTACCTCAAACCAAGAATTAATAAGTAGCTCGTTAAGTATGTCGTATATCTGATTACCATCCTCATCCTTAGCCAAGGCATCGGGAAAGAGGGCTTTAGTCAATTTAGCCAAGGATCCTACGGCCAATATATTACCTATTGTTACAAAACCTATATCCTCGGGAGAGCGTACGGATATACCAAAATCTGACACCTCACCGCCAAATACAGGTATATAAGTGCCTGAGCTGTTTTTTAACTCGAGGGTTAAACTATCTGTAACGTCAATATCAAAAGGCAGGTTATCGGTATTAACGATCTCTAAACGCGCATATCCGGCGTTGCATTGTAAATCTATATCGTCTCGACCTGTTGCCATTGTCACGCTAAGTACGTTGTCGTAGACGGTCGTACCTACGATAATTTTCCACTCGGGTAGCCATGTCATGAGACATAAACCCCAGAGCTGCGATTAGTGGACGTGCCTCTATCTGTAGATTGATTAAATACATTTTCAACGACTCGGGCTAACTCCTCGGGATCTGTACCAAAACCTGCATTGATTGTTATATCAACGTAAGTAGATCCTCCACCGTAACCCATATCTGAGCCGGGATATCCGTAGGATGGGTAATTACCTGCACGACCAGATCCACCGTATACGCCGCCTGTACCGGGCACGATAGGCACAAAACTACCTTTAGCAAGAGCATCGTTTATAGCCGCACCTGTAGGGAAACCTTTAGGGCTAGCATTTGGATCACTCAAAATAGGGTTTCCATGAGAGGCCATACCGCCACCACCAAAACCGCTAATAGTATTTAGTAGAGCTAAAGCCTGATTAAGGTTAGAGATATTAATCAGATCCTTAGGCAGGATGCCTTTAAGAATTGTCTCTATTTCTGTAAGTTTAAGAGCCTGACCAGTTAAAGCACCCAATACACCTAAATCGGCATTTAGTTTATTAGTAGCACGGGTTATAGCTGCTACGTCTTGGCTAGCGATAGCTTTATCAAGATCCAAAATAGATTGTTTAACCTGCAAGCGAGCAAGGTCATTAGTGATTTGTAAGAGCTGGGCTTGGCTAGTTACCTTGCCTAATTGTGCGGCTTGATTTAATTCAGCTGCCTGTAAGTTGATACGCTCAAGGTCAAAAACCTCTGCACCCTTACCTAAAGCGAGGTTAGCCTTATCGATGGCTGCCTTGAGTTGCTTAGCCTTAAGCTGTTTTAATTCCTCTGCCGTTAGTTTCTTGCTAGTGATAAGTGTAGCGGCTGTGTATTTTGCCTCTAGCTCGGCAAGATGCGCTAGCCCTGCGGCAGGATCGTTAGCCGAGCCCTGATTTGCACCTTTTGCAAGGCTCCTTAAATATGGGATCATCGTAAACTTGAATAATTTATCTATGTCAAATATGGCACCTGCGCCTCCAAACGGCAGATTACCTACGCTTTTTATTTGAGCGATAAGGATGGCTAGGCCTTGGATGGACTCGGATATAGCTGTTGCAAATTCCTCCATGCCTGTAGCTAGATCGCTTACGCTGCTATCCTCGCTTAGAATTTTAAGAGCATTAATTAAACCCTCGCCAATAATCTCCTGAGCGTTAGCAGATGAAACGGCCAATTTATCCATCGAGCCCTGAAAAGTATTAGCCGAGGCTGTAGCAGATCCGGCAAAGGTTTTAGATAACTCGGCTGTAATCTGCTCAAATGATTTAGTTTTGAGATCGGCTTTAGATATGCCTACACCTAATTTAGAAAGCGCCGCATTATTTCCCAAAAATGCCTTACTCAACGCGGATGAGGTACTCGCCAAATCTTTGCCAGTTGATGCGGATATATCTAGGGCAAGCTGTAATAACTTTTGGGCTTGAGCTGTATCCCGAGTAGCTACCGCTAGAGTCTGATAGGCCGGCCTTAAATTGTCATCGAGGACCCCAAATTCTTTCTGTAATTTTTGTATATAGCCCTCAGAGGCGGCGGCATCTCGCCCAAGGCCGACATTTTTTAGAGCTAGGGCTAGTTGCTTTTGAGCCTTTTCATCCGCTGCCGCGGCTTTTACCGCTGCCTTTCCATATGCCAAAACTTGTTGAGCACCAAAAGCCACGCCAAGAGTTTTAGCTAGGCTTTTTACACCCTTGGTTAATTTATCTGTAGAGGTTTCGGCTTTCTTAAAAGCACCTTTACCGGTGAATTCGGCCGCAATATCAATAACTATATTAGACACGTTTATCCCTTTGCCGTTGCATTGAGTTTATTAGCGGCTGTCTCGATCGCTTTTAATACAGCTGCCTGAGTTTTGCCGCCGTCCTCTTGCCACGCTCTAAAGATTGCGCGGCCTTTCATCTTGCCGCTGGCTCGTCCGGCTTGGCCCTCTTGTCTAACGTAAGCGTTTACGATCTCGCCGTTTTTATTTAACGCATCTATAAATTGTGCGCCTGCATTTGGGTTATTAGACTTGGACTCGTTTTTATTACCGGAGCGGATATTCTTACCAAAGTTTTTATGACCCGGTACAGCTACTCGACTCATCTTTGCCTGTGGTCGGCCTTGAGGGTTTTTACGCCCAGCTGTTTCATAAATAGCACCGGCAGCGCTTTTATTAAATATCCGAGCAAGGGATCTAAAGCCATTGTTATTAGGCTTTGAGGGTGTGGCTTTGTAGCCAATACCCCTACGCGCCTCAGAGGCGCTATAGGCAGGAAAGTAGCCATTACCTGAGCCCCAGCCGCTTAACGGTGCAGATGCAGGTATAAAGCCTCGAGCCTTAATAGTGATGGGACGTAAGATCGCTGCTAACTCTTTTTGAGTTTCCTTAGCTAGATCGGGAGAAAATTGCCTTAAGGCTTTTCTAAGAGCGACCGCGCCTTTTACCTCTACTGGCATTTTCGACCTCCTTAGCCTCATCCTTAAGCCCTTGCACTAATGCATCGAGCATATTCTTATCAAGATCCAAAAGCGCCTGCGGCGCGATCCCTAGCCTTATGCTCAATCTCGCAATTAAGTAAGTAAAAGGGAGATCGCGCTTTAGGCTAAAGGGTCGCTGTCCTCCACGGTTACGCTTTTCAGCGTATCGATAAAGGCCTCACCGTAAGGTTTTGGCGCTTCCCCTGCACGTTTTGTAATTTCCCAAGCTAAGTAGTAGACCATCGATTGCATCTCTTGCTCTCGAAAAGCTCTATGAAAACCGATCTTGTAAAATTGCTCAAAGGCATACTCAACGCTAGGCGTGATTTCTCCTACAAGCTCGGTCCCATCATTACGTACGATCTTTAATTTAGCCATTTTTGCCCCTTAGTTAGTTAGTTGGATTTACCAAGATAGTAGTACCGTATGCATTTTGTAGCGTTGCCAAGATAGAGCCTGCCGCTGTGTCGTTGAGCAGCGTTACTGTAATCGTGTCAGCTGAGAGCCCAGTTACAAATTGATGAGAGGTTGAGCCCATGGCCGTTACCTCGATCTGATCGCTTTGCTGTGTAAGCGTAAAAGCTGTTACGTGATCTGTGAAATCTACAGGTGTTGAGCCGACCTTAAAGCCGACCTTATTATTTAGAAAAATTGCCACGATTTAGTCCTCGTCTTTCTTGGCTGTTGGTTTTGGTTTTGGTGTTTCGATCTGACCTATCTTTATAAGAAAAGCCAGCTCCTCAGGTGTTAGGTCCATCGTTTTAGCTCCAGCTCGTTAGGGTTGATATGGAAAAATCAGCGGTTAAAAGGGATCCACTTTGTACCTCTAGTACGGATGGAGCACTCATAGCGCCAACATTCATTTTGATACTTGAGGCGGCGAGCTTGTTAAATACAGCTACAGCCATCGTCTCGATACCGTTGAGGTTTCCCTCATTGTCAAACATCGGTACAGTCATAATAATCTTTAGGTTAGCCATAGGCGAGATAGCCGCATAAGTGTTATTACTTGGAGTTATGTAGTTATCTGCCGGTGCCACGATCACACTATTAGCGATTATTGTAGCCGGTGGAAAACTAAAAGTATTCCAAACGTTAGGGTTATCAAGAGCGGCAGCTAGTGAGGCTCTTAGCGTAGTAATAGGAGCTGGCATTATCCGACCATCGTATTAGGGTTGGTGTATCCGGCTATGAGCCCACGGATTTTGCCGATCATGCTATTGCCCATTCTGTAGGGGCTTGGGCTAAAACCGTCTATAGATACGCCGCCTGTCTGTGAGACTTGGCGAGCCTGAAAAATATCTACCGCCAAAATCATGGCGGCCTCTCTTACAGCTGGGGTAGTCGCATAAGCGTTTGTTTTTGTATCGGCTCCTACAGCTGATCCATAAGGGAGTACGCGAGTAAAATTAGCGTTAGCCGCTGTTTTAGCAAATTGGATAAAGCTGTATCCCTTAGGCCAGTTAAAGGCGTAAGTATTAAAGGCTATAGATGGAAAACTAGTAGTCGTGCCGGCTGTCCATGGGATCGTGCCGGTAATTGTGTAAGTGCCGTTAAAGGTTGAGCCGCATCCACTCAAGGTTACAGAGTCCCCAGTGCTAAAAATTGCAGGGTTAGCGACCATTACGGTAGCTACGTTATTTTGTAACGCCGTGCCCACTACCGGAGCAGAGTCAAACCATAAATACTGGTTAAGCAAATCTTGGGCAGCCTGACAACACGTCTCCACGATATCTGAGCTATACAAATTTTCAATACCTAAATTGGCTCTTAGCTCGGCCTCGGTTACGTATGTGGCTGGCACTTTTTTACTCCTTTACTTACTAGGGCCGGTAGCCCTCAAAGGGCTAAGAGGGCTACCGACTATTAGTTTTGTTGCTTATGCCTTCAGATATCTAACGATACCGTTAGGCATTTTGGCGATTGTTGCCATGAAGCCATAAATTGCAACCTGTACTTGCAAATTGCTTACTACGTTTACGCTCATGTAAGCCTGTGGGCTGCGATAAACGGTAAACGCTTCAGGTGCCAAAATTAACGCGGATGAGTCATCTACTGTCGTTTCAGTAAAGTTTTTATCTACGTATAGATCAAGGCCTAGCACGTTACCGCGGATGCTTTGAGGGCCTACCTGTCCAGCCGCGTTCATCGGCTGAATTGCATTATATATAGGCCTCTTTGTGGTATCGGTTGCGCCCATCAATAATTGCCATTGTGCGGCATTACCTACGTAATTTTGTGCAAAATAACCTGTGTTTTTGTAAACGGCAGCAGCAGCTTGTGATGTAAATGCGATAACTCCATCACTATCAGCTGTAGTAGGTGTTGAGCCTGTGCTTGCTGTAAGTAAAGCATTTAATACAGCTGTGTCGATTGTAGTTAGATAAGAATTTTGTAACTGCTGTGTCAATTCAGAATAGAAATTCGGATCTGACCGCTCGAGGAGCTCAATACTAATTGTGCCCATACCGGAGTACTTTTGTACTGTGCCAGTTAAATATGCAGTTTGCAT